GCAGGTATCCACCATTACTACTGGTCTTATACAAACCACCCAGACTTGTAGCACCATTCTTTAGTTCATATCCATAACCAGCAACACCAGCTGCGGTTGGATCGGATACTACAGTTCCAGTAATTTGTACACCTGTAGATGTAGTAATAAACTTCTCATTTCCGTAGTGACCTAGAATGACCGCGCCACTTGAACCATCACATCTAATGTAAGTTGCAATTCCACCCGTACCACTGTCAGTTCTTAATGTAATATCCTGGTCATCAGCATAATTACTGATGTCTAATGCTCCAGTGTAGTTATCAATATAAGAGCTAGTTGCGTTATGACCTAATCTTAGATCATCACCGTTTCCAGCCTGGAATGAATATCCATCAGGAATATCCATGCCCTGGCTAGCATAGAGATTACCAGTAACATTTAATCCCCAAGAAGTAGAACCTGCTCTATAACCACCCTGATAAAGTAGTTCCGAACCACCAAATTGATTGAGTTTAAATGCTAAGTATGAAGATGGAGAACCTACAACTCTAGCAGTATAAAACTCGGTGCTTTCAAATTCACTGTATCCGTAGTGATACCACTTAGCAGTTCCATCAGTATTCATAAAGAATTTGGTTCCAGTACCAGTACTGGTACTATAACCATCATTCTGTAAGCTCAGGTTCCATACAGAATTATCATCTGCTTTACAAATAAAAATCGGACTTGCTGATCCATCATCAGTAATCGTCAGGTTTCTTGTTGTGATACCTGCGTTAATAGTTACATTACTGAAGGTGCCATTTACAATGTAGTTTTGGGTAGCATGATTTCCCCAACTGAATGCAGTGTCCCAGTTGGTATTATTATACCCAGTGCTAATAGTATCTACATCAACAGCAAGTTCATTGATCTCAACTCTTTGCTCTTCAAATGTGAAGGTAGGTTGTACGTTTCTAAGTACCATTGGACCTCAGTAGTTCTTTTAGTAGGGATTTGATCTCATTTAATTCACCCTTCACATAGTCCAACTCTTGTTCCATGTTATGAAACTTATTTCTGGACTTCTTATATTTTTCAAAAGCGGATCTGTCAGTATTTATGATTGCACCTGTGTCTGAGTCACGATATAACCCATCCTCATTCTTAACTTTAATGTGTTTCATATCAATAAGATGCGACCGCCCTCATATCTTGAATTTTGGGAACGAATGCAGGATTGCTGGACTTCATAACAATCTTGACTGCGAAAGAAGAGAACTCTGGTAGGTCCTCAATGCTGTAAGACAGTTCTTGATAAGAAGATTGCTTTTCTGTTATGCCACTAATAGCGTTTTCAGATGTAGCAATTACATCAACATCTGGAGCTCCAGTTCCATTAAAATATGTCCACTCAATATCTTCAAAATTTTCTTGAGAAGAAGACTTCTTGATCTTATAAAGAATCTTAAGATTTTCAATGTCACTTACATTAGCAGTCATTTTGATGCTAATAGAAGTCGCTGGATTATCAATCGCAACCTCTTTGGTTACATACTTGGCAATTCCAGAACTATTCTTGGATTGAGTTTCATCAATAAAGTCAACACCACTAGCATAATCAACTACAGAAACTTCAATAAATCTAGACTCATCTTCTGGTTGACCTGGATAAGAAAGAAGATCTCCAACTCTGAAGATATCATCCAATTGAGAATCAACGCTAGCATTTCTGGTGTAGTCTTGATTATCTACAATTCTTCCAGTGTAATCATTATTGATAGGTTGCTTATCATTAACAATCGTAAGTTGTTCTGAATTAGCATCCCACAGTCTAATTTTTCCAGAAATAGTATTGTCGTATGTTTGAGCAGGTACAGATGGATTTCTTCCAGTTACATATGTTGGTGGTGCCACAGTATTTGGAATGTTGAATGTGAACTTAGTTACTCCAGTAGATCCAACTGTAATTGTGTTAACAAAGGTATCGCTACTGAAAGATAATGCTTCACCAGCAACAAATGTATTAACAGAGGTTAGTTTTACATAAACGGTAGAACCGCTTACTTTTACAACAACACCTTCTGCTTTTGTTGTCGATCCAGTAACTCTTTGATCTAGGTTAATAACTTCGGTTGGATCAACACCAGCAACTGTCATTGAGTAAACAGGATAGAAAGATAGAATTTGATTTCTTCTACCAAATCTATTTTCTTGTCCAAGAGGATTTTCAACTCTGTTTGTAATTGTCTTAACGGAAGCTCTGGAAAGATCTACAACGGGAGAGAGATACGATACAGAACTTGAAAGATCTAATTTATAAACTAAAGAGTAATCAATATTGTTAATAGTTTCATTAATCTTAGAAGCGATAACCTTCTGGTTAATGAAGAAGAAATCTTCATTGAGGAAAGTTCTCTCGTAATCAGTTTGACTGTAAGAAGCAAATGTGTTTACATTATCATCTACAGGGGAAATATTAGTTGTCTTAATAAAGCTATCAATCTTGGTTTGACTGAAAGTTAGATTTGGAATAGAAGCAAACAACTTTTCAAATTTTCTATTGTAGGATGCTAGTACAGATGTACCACCGCCAAATGCATTTGCGGATGCTCTAGCAATAGAAGTAATATTGTAGTAATCTACACCGTTGTTAGAAACTTTGTATAAGTTAGTATTCAATTGAGAAGCAGTTACACCACCAACATCCTTTGCAGATTTGAAGAATACATAGGAGTTGTTGGAATCAAAACCATTATCTCTGTGGTTGACTTTAACAACCAAGTTGTTGTTCTTGAAGAGACTGGATGTTGCAGTTGTGTTAGATTCTGCATTAGTTTCAATTGGATTTGCTTCTAGCAGTTCGTAACCAAGATCTTCATTAGTCAGAAGCAAACTTGCTGTTCTGGATGTATCAAACTCTGCTCTGTGTAATCTAAACTTAATATCCTCAAACAGATCTTCAGTCCAAGAATCAGAGTTTTGAGACTTAAATAGAGATCCAAGTAGTGGTTGTGTAGTAACAATCTGACTAGTTGCAATCTCAACTTCGCCAAGTCTAGATCCCCAAATTTCATATTCAATCGAATCTGTTTCGATAGCCAATGCATATTCAGTATCATTTTCCAGATATACTGGATTATCAAACTTAAAGTTAGTTGGTGTGATGGACTGAGTTTGTCCTTCTTCGTCAATAGCAATACCCATTCTGACAGCAGGTGTGTCAATAGTAATCTCAGATTCAATCAATGCTCCTGCATTGCCAGAACCTGTGCCTCTCAAAACAATAGCAGGGGGTTCTGTGTATCCAGATCCTTGAAGATTAATTTCAGTGTGATAAACTTTACCATTGGATACTCTAACAGTTGCCGTAGCATTACCACCACCAGGAAGTTGTGGACTTTCAATAGTGATGATTGCAGAATCGTAGTTGCTACCTGTGTTCTTAACTTTTAATCCAGTTACTCTACCAGAATCTTTTGCAATTCTTAGAGATAGTTGAGTATTATTAGAATTGTTAGTTTCTGTAATAGTAGTTACAGAAAGTTGCTCATCTTGAACGAAAGATGTACCGTTGTTGTTTGAAAGGACAAGAGTATATACTTGGTCGTTTGCAAGAGTGAATACTCCAGTTGTACTTGGAGTAACTTCAATATTGTTTTTATCAATTAATTTAGAAATTGCTCCAGAACCATTAGATTTAGCACCAGTTACCAATTCACCACGAACAACCGTCAAGGTATCGCTAGCAACAACTTTTAGGAATGTTTCGGGTGTTAGAACTTTTTGTGTTCCTGGGATGATATTCTTTCCTGGTTTTCCACTTACAACATCAGTTAGATATACTCTGATGGGAACATTTTCAGATTTTTTATTAAAGAATAGATCTACACTAGTTACAAATACACCACCATCAAAATTTTCTACCTTAAATGTTTGTGCAAATGGATTTGGTTTGATTGGATTATCTGTGTTGCTATCTACAATTTGTGTTCCTTCATTTGCTTTAAAGAATGCAGGTTTTGTAGAAACGATAGAAGATGGATTTTCTGGAAGTGCTCCCGTTGCATAGAACTTAACTTCTGCAAAAGTTTCAACTTCTTCCTTAGAAGCATCAGATGCACTGGATGTAAATCTGATAGTCTTCACTCCAGTTGTGAATCTGATTTCACTAGCATCTGTGTCATAAGATACTGTATCAACATTTCCAGTCCAGATTGCGTTCTCTCTTGGTGGTTGTCCAGCAGGAACAAGGATAATGCCACTAGCATTACCATTATTATCTGTAGTTACTGTGCCATTGAATGCAGATAGTGAGTTTCCTGCAATGCCAGTATATTTAAGGTCTGGATTTACCCACCTAGAAATATCTCTTCCTTCCATGAAGACATAAACTCTAGTATTTGGCTTCAGTCTGTTGATAACAAACTTAACAGGGATACTTCTAGCAAAGAAAGACAATGATGTTGCAACAACATTAGACCCTACACCTTTAGTTGTCAGTCCTTTGCCAATTTCATTGTTTTGTGGACTAATGTTCGAAGAACTTCCAACAGAAGCAGATGTAACCGAAGAATCGGAAACAATTGAATTAACCTCTGCAAAAGAACCAATGTTGAAGAACGATTGGTTTGCACCCATCCAGTTAATTTGGTAGGAGTTGTGCAAACTGGAGAATGCATCTTGTAGCTCTTCTTTTGCAAGGAAGATGGAATATAGATTGGTATTGTTGTCAGTTACTAGAGGAGCAACAGAAGTGTCATACCATGTATCTACAGCAGGTCCAATAAATGAATCACCAACATACTGAAGAACAACAAATGGGTTTGGATTGAGTGTCTTAGTTGCAAAGTTATTTCCAAGTAACTCTAGTTGTGTATATGGCAGAGTTACTATATCACCAGTTCTTTGATAACCAGCAACAGATCGTTGATCGTTTCTTGTATTGATTTCTTTTAGTAGGAAAGAATCTTCTCTAGACTGTGGACGCAAAACCGATTGCTGTGTATCGATAGCGCACTTGTAATCTAGAGATCTGAGAGATCCAATCTTATGAGACTCAAAATTGTCTACAATGAAACCACTCTTGAATCTGTTAAATCCAGATGGATCGACAACCTGCATGTTTAGAGCTTGCTGCTCTAGAATGCTCAGAGTTGTGTAATACTCTAGACGCTCAATACGCTTTTCTAGTTTACCAATATCGCGCATTGTGTAGCGACGATTATCGACAGTGGTGATTCTTACATCCTTACTTGTCTGAGTAAACGCTGGAATGTACATATAGTACAGAGCAATAGCGTCACTGATAGGATCTGGTTTGGATGGGTTTAGGGACGAGTTTCCTTCCTTGACAATAAATTGACCTTTCTTATTGAGGAATACACCATCAATACGATCAAGATATTGCGTTTGAGTAAATGAGAATGTATATTCAAGACCTTTATCTGGGGCAGGTGTGCTCGCTACAACACCACCAGTTCCAGTGTAAGATCTGTTATTTGGTGCAGAAAGAATAGACTTGTTTTGGAAACCACTAATGATTGCATCATTATCAATTTTTGGTCTAAAATCAAGAACATCTTTCAGAGAAACTTTACCAAGTGTTGGTGAGTTGAAGAAAGGAATTTCGTCACTGCCAACACCAGCTTCATGTAGATATGAATCAACCGTACAGAAATCA